TACACATCAAAATAACTAGAAGATACATCTGCACTAATTCTAGTATAATTTGAATCAAAATCTACTACATATTCATTAGTATCTAAATCTTTTATAGCATACCAAGCTGAACCTGAGGGTAAATAATATTGTTTAGTATACAAAGAAGAGGTTGCCCAAACACGAGCAGGATATTTAGGTCTACAATTTAATCTAAATCTATTAACACTTTCTGAATAGAATATACCTGGGTTTTCTGCTAATTCAATAAATGCATTAGGTTGAAATAATTCTGTAATTGTAGAAGAACCTGTATTCCATGTTGAATCATCCCATTTAATTTCTAATTCTGGGGGGTAGATTGTATTTGTATCTACACTATAATATTGCATTACAGGTTGAACTTGTTTACTTGTATTAAATTCAGCAGCATTTTCCCATTTAATAATAAATCCATTATTGTTTAAAGAACTACTGTACCAATCATTTACCATTGAGGTAACAACAACATTTAAATCTTTTTCAGTTCTAGGACCAAAAGATTGAGTAATGGGGTAAGTTATAGAACCATCTGAGGAACTAGCATACCATGAACCTCCACCAGCAGGTGAATAAGTTGGATTATATGAACTAGTATACCCTAAAGAAGGACCGCCAATATTCCAAGGTGAACCCCCACCTAAAGTTGGTGAATTCCAAGCAGCTCCATCAGCTGTAATGGGTTGATCTAAGTAAGTTCCTGTGCCCTGGTTCCAACTGTCATATATTGGGAATATTTCTAGAATTGAATCCTCAACAATACCTTGAGCGGTAGCAATAAATGATTTTAAATTGGCACCCCAAGTACCAGTTACTTTAGTATTTAATACATCTTGAATTTCATTATTATCAAATGCTATTAAAGTTCTAGCTACAGAGGGGCTACTATCAACTGCAAAATTTAAGTTAGATATTTGATTAATAGGATCTATTCCTGTATTCATTGATGGGTACATTGAATATAGGGAGGTATCTTTATAGGGGAAAAGTTTATATATTGCCATAATATTTATTTTATTGGGTCACTAGCTCTTCTTATTAACTCATCACTTTGTAAACTGTCTATATAAGTGTTTTTAGGAGTGTAAGGCTGGGTGGTTGTAAAACTTTTATATTCGCTACCTACTTGAGTGTTATAAGCAACATTAATAGGACCTCCTAATGGGTTAGGATTTTCTAAGTCTAAACTAGTTATACCAAAACTAACTTCTTGATTAGGGTTAGAGAAGGGAGACTCTAAAGGAGTATTAGGATTACGTATTAAGGGTGATGTTTGTGTTGCTACATCCTTATCATATTTTTTTAAAAGTCCCATAATTATATGTTTACAATTTTACCCTTAATATCACTATTAGGAAATTTAACTTCAAATATCATTGGATCAATAGATGGATATAATACATTATCTATAGTAGCCCCCTGTACATCATATGCATATTGAGAGTAACTTCCATCATTTACAGTTTTATTAGAAAAGCTAATATTTTTTACTGTTTGGACTCCTTCTATTCTATCTAAAAGATTAAAAATATCTCTATAAATAATAGGCTCATTTAATTGCCAATTTCTAATATTAAAATAGTTTTGTAATGCAATAATACACCTTCTTAAAACATCATTACTATTAAAATTAGGTAAAGTTATAATTTCAAAATTTACCCCAATATTAACTATAAATGCATCTTTAATAGCTACAGAATCACCAATTGTTCTAAATTGAGATAAATATGTTGCTAAATTTTGTTTTAATGTTGAGCTTGCTGTAGTTAGATTTCCATTACTATCAAAAGCTAAAACATATAAATCTACATTAGTACCTGTATTAGCAGATGCTTTAGATTTTTCGGTATAAACTTTTGCTATTTTTCCATATTTAGGAGTCATAGATAAAGCTCTTACTGTATAATCATCTGGGGTAACTGTTCTATATTGAGTACTAAAATTAGAAATAATATTTTGTCTTAATTCTTCAATACTATCTCCTCCTCTACCACCTGAGGCTGCATTGGGGTTATTTGTTACTAATGAATCAAAAGATTGTTGGTATAAACCCCCAGGATCTGTATTATTAAAATTAACAAATGTTTTATTAATTTGTTTTATATTAGTTAATGTGTTAGCATTAACATTAGCAGTTACACCACCTCCAGTTAAATATCTTACAGTTAAGTCTCCAGTTGGAGCTATACCATAGGTAGGAGTAAATATAAAGTTTGTAGGTGAATATGCTGTAGTTAATTTATTTTTTTCAAATGGTAAACCTAACCCTACATTATCACTATTAGGTGTAATTTCTTCTTCTACATCTTGAGAAGTACCAGCACCAAATTGAATTTCTAAAGATCCACTATTAATAAAACGAGTAGCAAATCTACGTTGTGTTTGTTTTAATTGTAGTAAATAAGGTGATTCACCTTCATTTAAATAATTATTTGGGTCATTAGGATTAGTATTACGAACTGAATCATATACCATTTCTTCTGCTAAATAAGGTACTTCATACCATACATTACCATCAGAATCTACTACATCTAAAATACCTACAATATTGGGTGCATTAATAGTGGTTGTAAAAAATTCTTGAGGTGTTGAACCTGCAGATATGGTTGTTGTATTAATAGTAGATGAAATAGCTCTTCTAGACTTTTTTAATAAATAAGTTTGTGGGTTGTTTGAACCATCTACAGTATATACTGTTACTTCTGTTGGGTCTTGAGAACTAGAAACAGTAAAATCTATAGTATCTTCTGTTAAAAAGTTAATTTTAGCATTATTTGAAGAACCAATTTGGACATTTTCATCTACTAAAAGAGCATAATTGTAGTCTGGTTGAAAAATATTAGGACCAGAAGATAGTACTGGGACTGTTTGATAAAAATCTAAATCTACAGTTGCAACTCCTGTTACTTGGGGTTTATAACCCATTACATAAGCTAAATCAAATAGATTTTCAAATCTACGAGCATACTGAGTGAAAGTTTCTTGGATTTGGTTATCTTGATAAAATGATAAAACATCACCAATATAAGAGGCCATTTCCATAAACATCATACCAGGAGATGCTTCTGTAAAATCTGTATAGGTTGTAGGGAAATATGTTTTGGAATAATCAACTAATGCTGATCTAAAATCAGCAAAATCTTTATTCAAATATTTTATGTTTCTTGCTTGTGCCATTATCCAAAGTTAATTTCAATTTCATCTGATACCCCTTGTTGTGGTATTGAATATTTTATTATTATTCTAATTGTATTTTGATCTTCTATTGTTCCAACCTCTATACCATTTAATTTAACAGAAGGGAAATTTGTACCAATTTTTTCACTAATATCATCTTCAATTCCACCTAAAGTACCAGTAGAAATTTGTTCAAAAATAAAACTTCGTAAACCACCTCCAAATGTAGGATTATCACATCTTTCTCCAGGTTCTGTTAAAAAGTAATTAATTATATTAGCTTTAAGCGCATCTTTACTTGTATAATTACTTTGAAAACATTGTGGTGTTGAAAAAGGTAAATTAACCCCTACCCCAACGTTTGGTTGGAAGTCCGTTGCAGGTATTATACGAGGGTTAAATGCCATTATTTTTTATTCATTAATCCCATAATTTGATCTAAACCTACATTACCTTCAGGTAATTTAGCACCTTCTCCTGATGTATTCATCCCAGGTTGGACTTGTAAATTTCCTCCAAATCCTTGAGCTTGGGTAGAGTTAAAACTTAATGTGTCTTGACCGGGTTTCATTCCATCTAAGACTCCCATCATATTTTCTCTTAATTTAGCTTTATCAGTTTCTGGGAGAGATTGTGGTTGAGATTGAACGGGGCTATTTCCTGTTACTACAGTTTTGGGTGAGCGAACTGCTTCAAGTAGAATATCTTTTAATTCTTCTTGGATAGCAGCTTTCACTTCTTCTCTAATTACTTTTCTTAATTCGTTTAATTTCATGATTATAAATATTGGTTTAATACGCTTTTAAATCGTCTCTGTCAATAATAAATTTAAGTTCGTCAATTAATACTTGGGGGTTTGATGCAAATGAATATTCTGTTGATATCATTATAATTCCAGATCTATTTTTTCCTACTGCTCTATTTTGATCTACTGTATCAGTAAATGGTCTAGTTTCGATTTCTAAAATAAATCCTTTATAAGTACCATCATTCTCAGATGCTTCAGCTATTAATTCATTATCATATATAGAGTTAATTGAATCCGATATTCCTGTTAGGTTAGCATTAGGATTACATAATGTAATTAATATATCTAATCTATCAAGTAAATCTACACATCTTACAATAGTATTTTGTACAGTAGCAAATGCTGGAGATACTTGTGCTGCTGTAATTTTTAAAGGTGGTATATTTGGGGTACCATCTGGTTTAAAAGTAATTGTATCAGCTATAGTGTTTAAATCATTAACAGCTGAAACAACAGCACCTGGGATTAAGGGGATAGTTTTAGAGGCCTGGTTAATACTAAAGCTTGCTCCTTTTAATATTTTAATAAGATCTTCTAATATTCCAGCAAATGATGCTCCAAAATTAACCCCAATAGTAAATGAATCTAAAATTTTACCTGTGTTGTTAAGATAATCTACTGCGTTATTTCGTTTTGCTATAATTTGAGGTAATTGAACATTACAAAATTCTTCTTTAAGTTTTTCTCTTAATTCATCTATATTATCGCTTTCTTCTTCTAATGCTGTCTCTAATTTATCTATACCATATTCTTTAATAAGATTAAAAGTTAATGGAATAACGAATTTAGATAATTTTTGAGATTGTTTTAAAACTAAAGAACCTAATTTTTGTAATCCTTTAGGTTTTTGATCTTCAGTAACAGCATTATTAATACCTTCTATATCAGTAGAAGTTAACTCTGATTGTTCAACTCTATCTTTTTTAAGTTGTACTTTTTGTTTTCTTTGTTCTATTACTTTTTTAGGATCTATCATTATACTGTTTTTGTAGTATTAGACAATATATTAGATAATTCTGCTTTATAGCCTCCTATTTTATCGTTAATAGCCTGAGCTACTAAATTTGTAGGTCCTATAGGAGTACCTACAGGCACACCTAGTTGATTTTGAAGAGCCCCAGTTAAAAAACTTAAATCATTTAAAATTTTTCCTAATAGATCTACTAAATCATTTCCTAAAACCACGGGTTGAGCTGTTTCTATACCACCAAGATATAACTCCGGTGTCTGTATTACGGTTTGGGTTTGGGCATCAATATTAACAGATTCTACAGTATTTAAATTAATACTTTTTTTAGAAGATAATAAGATATGATCTTGAGTAGAGTTAAATAGTAGTCTACCTGAATTTAAGATGATTTGTTCTCTGTTATATTGATTTGGGGTTGTTGGAGGGGTAGTATAGGAAAGGTAACTATTTTGGGAAGATACTTCAATAGGTATCTGTTGAGTTGAAGTAAAATAAGCAGAAGACCCATCTAAATTAATATCTTCAGTGATAGAATTAAATGTAGGTTGTTCTGTGTGTTTTTTATTAGTTAAAATGGTAATAGGATCACCTACTGAACCTGTAGTAGACCAATTATTAGATACGGAGGTCAAATTATTGTTAACTGTATTACCAAATCTAAGAGAATTCCCAAACCTACCATCTATAATATAATCTCCTTCATAAGGAAAAGTTGGGTTTGGGATATTATCTTCATTAAAATATAAGCCTGGGGTGAGAGTAGTATTTGAAGAAGAGGTTGGTTTATTAGGGTTACCTACGGCTTCAACTTCTAAAATTCCTTTATTTTGACTTTCAGGGGTTACTGTTTCTGTAGGATAAGGAATAGGATTTACTTGATTACTATTCCATAAATTTAAAGGAGATAAATAATAAAAAGTTAAATTATTAAAATTATTTTTAAACTCTTTATTTGCTAAAGCTATAACTAATACAGTTTCATTAATTAAAGGATAATTTTTTAAGTTAGGAAATAAGGGTAATACATTAACTAAAATATTAGCTCCCCCTAATTGTATTTCATCTAAAACTTGTACTTGGGCAGTGCCATTAATAGAAGTTCCACTTTGGTCTATATCTAAAATCCTTCCAGATAAAAATTTACCTGTGAGATTTTTTAAACTATCCCTAGTAGAATTATTTACTATACTCCCTAAACTTTTATATAGGGTTTGTCCTGATTTTAAAGGTCCGGGCATTATTACTTAGTTTGAAGTTTTTCCATTTCCTCAAGTAATTGAGCTTTTTCCTCATCACTGATACCTAAACCACCATCTTCACTAGTAGAATTTAAAGCACGTTGTACTAACGTAGCCATTTTAATTAGTGCGTCATCGTTTTTGACACCAATTTCCATGTATTCTTTAATAAGGGGTACAATAAGTGTAGCATCACCAATGTCAGAAACCATCGGTTTTAATTCAGATATAAGCGCGGTTACTTGTGCTTCGCGGCGCTTTTGGTTATTATAGATTTCCTCAAGTAAATCCGAGAATTTCTTATTACCAAATACTGTTTTTTCGAACTGTTGACTCATATTTATAGTATTTATTCATGTATAAATATAACCTTATTCGAATTCTACATACCCATTTTCGAGATAAAAAATATAGTTACCTTTGAATACATCATAGAGACGATTAGCTATTTTTGTAATTTTAGGAGTTTTTACATCTACCATCTCTCTAATGTAAATGTATAATGCCTTTTTATTAAATACATCTATATTTTCTCTTTTACGAAATAACTCTAAAATAGCATCAGCTATTTCTGCATCTTTTTGTTTTGGAAATAAAGTATAAATATTTTCGGAGCAATATTCTACAAATTTATCTATATATTTAGATAGTGGATCTTTATCAGAATCAGGATCATCAATATTATATGTGTGAGTATCATCTTTAAATAACTCATCTACTGGTGCCTTTTCAACGCGTTTTTTATAATTCTTTTGGTTTTGTAGAATTAAATATCGTTTAGCAATGGTTCCAAAATAAGAATATGCTTTGGCTCCTCTTGTAGGATCAAATAAATGAATTTTAGAAAGTAAAAAACAAATTACTTCATGTTGTAAATGTTCAATCTCATCTACCTCAGTATAATAAAATTTAAAGGTGTGAATGATATTTTCCGTTAATTTAAAAAACGGATAATGGATTTCTTTTTCGTAAATTTTACTTTTTACGTCCGTATCAGAAGTGCCATTGTATAATACAATAGCATCTTCTGTTTCTTGGGTAAAGTAGTTTTTACTCTTAGGTCTTCGGGTTTTCTTTATAGCCATAGGGTTATCAAAGCTTCTTAAGCTGGAAGTCGTTTAAGATATCTTGTAACCCTTTTATTTGTTGAAAGAAAAAACCTACCTCATCATCTGATTCAAATGTACCACGTGAATCGATTTGTTTGAGTTTTTCGTCTGAAACCTCTATTACTCGCGAAATTTTATCTAGGTAATCTAGATAACCTGCGAGGATATCTTCTTGTTTTTCAAATTTACGGAGAAGGTTATATGTAGTATACCCTAGGGCAAGTACTAAAACTGATAAGATAATAATAGCAATAATCATAAGTTATCTAATAAATTTTTTAAACCTTCACTTTTTATAGAACCAAGAGCTTTTTGCTGCTTAGTAGCACCTTTCGGCTTGTCATTTAAGGTAAAATTCTTATCTTGCCCCTCCACGTTACCTTTTAATTTAGGTAACCATTCTCTTTCAAATTCAATACGTGCAGCCATCAAATCAGCCTGGTGTAGTATAAATGGTAGCGAAGTACGCGGTTTTTGTTCGGGCATATACGCTTTCAAATATTTCTCATTAGCTACGTCGTATAAACCATCATGCGTTTGTATCGCGAGCATTTCGTTGAAAGTATATATTACACCATGTGACTGGAGCATAAATAAACCACGATCTGGAACAGATGAAAATGGAACTTTAGTGTTAAATTTATAATCTTCACCTAATTTTTCACGTCTCCACTTGTCATCCTGGGGGATGTATGATTCATGATTTTCATCTCCCATCTTCCCTAAATCATGGTTAATAGCAGAAAAAACAAGTTCTTCGGTAGTGAAGGTAGCCATATCACATCCTTCTTCCTCCCATAATTTGGCTTGTTTTAGAGCACAACGTACAACACGATTTACGTGTTCAACATACCCCCCAGGGAAGGCATTATGGTATTCCTTCTTGTGAGCGGCAGGCATTAACATAACACGTTCTTGATACTTATTATAGAAATCAAGAAGGGCTTGTTTACGATCTCCCGTGATGTGGTTTTCGATGTTGGAAATAAAGATATCCCAATTCTCTTGGATTTGTTCTGCTGTTAGTTTCATAACTTTTATTTTATATTAACGTCCGTATGCGTCTTTACCTTCTCTTTCAATCATAGTAGCCATATCTGCTAACTGTTCATGAATATCATCTAGTAACTTATCAAGATCTTGAACAGTAGTACCTTGACGAGTTGCCATCACACGGATTGTTTTAAGCTTACCATCAATACGGCCTAACTTTTGTTTGAATAAATCTCTATTTCTCATTATATATTAATTAAATTTCTATTTTATCTCGGGAGACGTCGCGAAACGTCACATTCCCCTCTCTCTCTCCCTCTTTCCTTTCCTCTGTATCTCAAATATACTAAAAAGAATTTAGGGAATCACGTTTAATTTTAAAAAATCTTGAACTTTTTTGATATGAGCACATTTTTCATATGCTTCTCTTTCTTCCCAAAATGACATAGCTAAATCACATGCGGTAATAGTATATTCATCTGCGAAAATTCTAGCAGCATCCTTGCCTTGTTCTGAAGTAGGATCATAATCTTTGAGATATACCCAAGCTCTTGTATGTGTGACAAATTCACCTGCATCACCATCAAAATCGATTTTATCAGCTAAATCAGGCATCATTTCTAGGAATTTATCCATCCTACTTTCCATATTTTTTTGATTCCAAATAATCTTTTTAAACATACCCAATTTAAATGTTTGGGTTTTTTGGAGTTCAACAAAGATATCCCCTTCTTCAGCTTCAGGAAGTTCAAAAGCACTAAAAAGTCTTTCGGGATCTATCATTATATACCTGTTTCTACTTCAACTTTACCATTCTTCCAGATAATCATTTTAGTTAAATACCAATCATCT